ATCTTTCACCACAGCCAATAGACATCACATCAATAATAATGTAGTTGTTGTCCCAACTTACCATTTCACTTCTTTTTATTTCTTCAACCATATAACAAAGATAGTTATTTTTTATTATCTAACCAAAAAGAATGCGAACAATCGTAATGGTGTCCGTCCCAAGTATGAATAACAATCCTATTTAAGTTTTTTTTAACCTTCTTGTTTAAGAACATCAATACGCCTTCAGTTGTGTATAAACCTTGATGTGTGGTAATATAAACTGGGTCTTTACGGGTATTCATACGCCAGTATCCATAAGTCAATAATTTACCTTTTTTGTGAAAGTCAATTTGTAAATCATAAAACCTTGAACCACTATCATTAGTAAGTTCAATTCCTTTGATGTTTTGATGCCAAATCAAATCTTCAATATTGTTTATTATTTTCTGTTCCATATAACAAAGATACATAATCTTTCTGAAAAAACAAACCTTTAGGCACACTTTTTATTTGACTTTTTCTAACTTATTACTATTTATTAAATGTAGTTCTTTAGGAACACATAAAATAAATTAAAACTAATAAGATGCCAGAAATTAAATTATTCGGAAAAAAGACAATCAGAACAATCAAGAAGCGACTGATTGCGGGGGAAAAATCAACAACCATAGCGGCTGACTATGGTGTGTCTAGCGGACACATAAGGAAGATAAGATTGGGGATAATAAATCCAGAACACCCTAACGCTAGGTGGGCTAATGTAAAACTAACTGATGAAGAAGAAAAAGAAGCGTTAAAACTAAAAGAGCAGAATTATCCCAAATAACTAGAACTTTTAGAACTAAATGAATATTTATTTTTTTATTAAAAAAAAATAAATATTCAAAGAACATCACTAGAGCATCTAGTATAGAACATCTAACAAATCAATCAAAAACCCTTAAAGGTTTTTGTTGATTTGAATAACTAGTAAAGAACATATAGAACTACTAGATACTGGATGCTCTAGATAATAAAAAAATCAAAAATAAAAGTAAATAGTAAAAGTTTTAACTTTTTCAATTTGACTGATAAAAACAAAAAAATTATATTATGAATATGATACAGACAAATAACATAGATTTTGATAATTACATTATCAACACGATTATCAATCACCCGAAGGTGTATATTGATAATAAACCTTATTTCAACAAGGACATAGTTAAAAACAAGTATGTTGTTTTTATACTTCAACTTATCAACGACTATTATGTAAAGTATGATGGTGTGCCAACATTCTTATTCTTACGGGAAATGGTTAAAGATGAATACCCCCAAAAAGTATCACAGATAGTGCTAGACCAATTATCTTTAATTGAAAGTATCCAACTATCAGAAGACGCATTATTTTTCATTACAGACAATATCAGAAAAAGATTAAAGGACAATAAAGTTTCCAAAGCAAAACAAAACACAGACAAACTTGATGAAGAACAGATTTTAATTTTAGCAGAAGAACTTTCTTCAATCAACAGAAGTGAAAAGAAATGGAAAACTAAAATGATTTGGGATACTATAGAAAGAAAAGAAAGGGTAGTGCTTCCAACTAACTTGGAACTAATAGACAAGTATGGTTTGGGAAAAGGTGAAATTGGATTACTGATGGCGGGAACTGGTATTGGTAAATCCGTATTTTTAACCTATGTGGCAAGCGAACTGATGTTGGGTGGATATAAGACACTACACATAGTATTTGAAGGTAATGAAGATGATTATATCATCAAACACAGAAATAAACTTGGTAATCCAACAGAAGAACAATTAAAGAAGGGAAGAACCATCGGTAATCTTAAAATCACTAAATTACCAAACAATTCTTCAACCACAACTGATATAGAAGATATAATAAAAGAAAACATCAAAGAAGGGTTTATACCCGATGCTATTGTTTTGGACTATGTGGATTGTTTGACGGGTAGTAATAAGGTAAAAGAATTGTGGATAAATGATATTGGTATTATCAACGAATTAGAACATATCGCACAGAAATATAATATTGTATTATGGAGCGCAGTTCAGTCAAACAGAAGTGGATTAAATAAGGAACTGACTTTGGAAAATGTGGCAGGTTCAATACAGAAACTACAGAAGGCAACTATGGTAATTGCTCTAACAAGAAATCCCGAACAACAAGAAGAAAACAGAGCAGATTTAAGATTATTGAAAAACCGATTTGGTGGATTAGATGTATCTTATGATTGTGTCTGGAACCCAGAACAAATTAAAATTGAAGCACCTATAAATAACGCAGTATTATTATGAATAAGATAGACAGATGGTTTAACCGAAACAACATTCAATCTACCCATAGAAAGATGAAAGAATGGGGATTACCTATTTATGACTACAAAAGATTTTTTGAAGAAAAAATCTTTGAAACAAAACTAACTGATGATGAAGTATTATCTTTAGAAACAAGATTACATTTAGAAAATGTAAAAGAAGATATGATACAACATTTTTAATTTTTATTATATTTATTATTATTGGGGATTAGTTGTTTCGTTCTGTTATGTTGCTTTAATTTAAGTTTTATTTTTTTTCTAACTAATCCCCTTTTTTAAGATATGGAAGATATTAGAAGACGCAGGGTGAATGAACTTGGTGAATGGGACTATGAATGTAGTTCTTGTTTATTATGGTTAGATAAATCCAAGTTTAAGGGTTGTGTAGAAAAGATTGATGCTTATGGTAATTGTTTAATGTGTAGAAGTTGTATATCACAAAGAGCAAATAAAAAGAAAATGTCGGCAGAACAAAAAGAAGTAAGGGAGATATTTATTCGTATGGGATACAATCCAGACAGCGATGTTCCCATCTATAAACAAGTAGAAGAAAGATATAAATTAAAATATGGATAATATTGTAATAACGGCAATATTCAGTTTTGTTTCAACCTTGATAGGTTATTTTGTTGGTTCAAGGAAAAACAACGCAGAAACTGATAGAATAGTATTAGAAAATATGAAAGGGGTAATTGAAGTTTATACCCAAACTATAGATGACTTAAAACACGAAGTATCTGAAATGAAAGCAGAAATCAAAGAATATAAGTCGTGTATCAACAAGTTAGAAGATGAACTACACCAATTCAAAAAACAGATGAAACAATCGGTATAATGAAAGAAATAAAAGGTTTAACTGGTAAAGATTTATTTGGGTTAGATGAAACACAAAGGGAAGAAGTGATAAAGGCTTCAGTTGATATTTATATCCAACAAGTAGAATTGGGTGCTTTACTAACTGAAAGTGATTTTTTATCTTTCTTAAAAAGGAACATTAGTCAAACCGAACATCAAATAAACAAACTGACTGAAGAAGAACAATATGAAACTTGTTATTTTCTTCAAGAAGTATTAAAAAAAGTTAAAGAAGAACATTTTGGGCTGTAATTGTAAAACAACACCTTTACAAAGGACGGAAAGAAAAATACAATATTGGGGTTGGGCTGGACTAGCACCATCTGATATTAAAGTGATTGATAATTTCATTATGGAATACTTACAAGTAGTTCCTACTAATGACGAAGAAAGACAAGCGTTCTATTCAACAGCAAAAGCCAAACAACTAAATAAATAATTTGTCTGTTTCATTTATGGTTGTGGGGGTAATCTTATGATTACCCCTTTTTTTATTTCTTAAAATGTTCTAATGTTGTAAAACCAAGTCCAGCACCCGTAAGCCACAATACCCCTTCAAAGACAAAATCTTTAATAGGTAGTTCAAAGAAAATGTTAGATACAAAAGCAATAGACACTAGTATAAAGGAAACCATAGTGATTACCCTTTTTGAAGAAGGGTTGCCATCAACATCATTTAACATATTTTTAATAAAAGTTTTCATACCAGTAAATATATGACGGAAGAAGAAAAAGATTTCTTACAGAGATTATGGGACATACTAGGTTATGATACAAGTGAAGGTGCCCCACCAATACACGAACAATTTTATCAAAGACACAAAGACAAAATTGAAAACAGATTTGTTATTGAAAAAGAACCAACATTCTTGGAATTAGATATTGAAGAAAAAAGAAGAAGGTGGCGACAATATAATAGGGTAAGGCAGGAAAAGTTGTGGGAAGAAAGAAAAAAAAGAAAATAATTTTGGTAGTATCAAAATTATCCGTATCTTTGTTATATGAAAAATCAAGAACAACAAATATTAGACAAAATTGAAATCATCATCAGTAATGTAATTACCGAAGCAAACGAATTAAAAGAAATGTTTGATGTAGCAGGTAATGAAAAGTTTAATACCAAAATGGGTAAGTTTAGTTTATCACAACTAATCAACCCCAAGAAACTTGATATTCAAGGGTTTATAGGTTTAATTGCCTTGATGGGACACAAAGAGAAAGTATTTGGTAATCTTCCCCAAGATGTAATCCAAGTAGTATGTGTGAATATGTATGGTGAAAAATTGAACCAAGAACTTAAAAATATTTTTGGATAATTAAAAAACAACTAGTATATTTGTATAACAATTTAATAGAAACAGACAATATGAAAAACAACATTTTAGGACATTTAGCGTTAGAGTTTATTGAAGCACACATCAATCAAAACCACCTTTTAGACAAGTTAGTATCAAATAATTTTGATGAAGAAAGCACCATTTGTTTATGTGATTTGGAAGAAACATTAGCAGGTTGGGCGGCATCTAATGAACTTGATTATGACTTATTCAACGAAATTAGACAGAAACTACCATCTATCCGTGAAGGATTGTGGGGTTATTACGAAACACTTACAGAATTGGTTGGTGATGAATTACTAATCTATGAAGATGAAGTATGTTGGTTCGGAAACCCTATGTCCCACAAATACCTTGAAATGCGTGAATTGATTGGTGAATACCTTTTAGAAGATTGGACTGAAAAAATGTTTGACGCTGTTTTCAACGAAGATGAAACTGAAGTTGAAAACCAAGAAGAAATTATTGAAGAAGATTTGATAGATTAAAAAATAACTAGTATATTTGTAGAACAATTAAATAGAAATAGAAATGAAAGACACTTTATCATCAACAGAAAAAGATAATGTAATTACATTAGAACTTGATTATCAATCTACCATATCTTTATGGAACTTTCTAACAGAAGCAGAAGAATATAGTAAGACATATACCGATAATGGATTTCCTGGTTGGTATATTCAAGATTTTAAGGCAGGTATTGCCGAAGAAATAAGAAAAAGTATATTATCAAATACAAATCTAAAACAAGTATTAGATATTGCTTATTTAGAATTAAAGAAAAAATAAAAACTGATTTTTCCCATTTATCAGTTCCCCCATCTTTAAGGTGGGGGTTTTTTTATTTTAGGGTTTGTGTATATTTATAGTTATGGAACAAGAGAAAAGAGGTAAAGGACGCCCAAGAAAAACTATGGAAGCATTAGTTAGTAGGGGTATAGTCCCTGAAACCTGGAAAGAAGACATCTTGGAAATGGGTAGAAGGGGAAAGAATAAGATACACTATGCGAATTATCTTGGTATTCATAGGGATTTAATGTATAGAATTATGGATAGGGACGCAGATTTTTCCAGCACTATTAAACAAGCACTTCAATATGCGGAAGAATGGTTTGTATCAAGAGCGGAACAAGAATGGGAAACAAACGCAGGTAAAAATGTGAATACAACCTTTATGAAATATTATTTACAGAATTGCTACAGAGATAGTGGTTGGGTGGATAGAACGGATATTACAACGGATAATAAACCCCTTACAAGTGATAATCAGATACAGATAGAAATTATCAAACCCAAAGAAGATGATGAAGACAAAGATAATAGTAAGTGATGGGGGTGATGAAATAGAACCCATCTATGATTGGATATGATATTAGAAGGTGATTGTTTTGAACTGATTAAAGAAGTCGCAGATAATTCTGTTGATTTGGTGATTACCAGTCCCCCCTATTCTAACATCATAAATTATGGAAAAGATGTGTCGGTTAAAAAACCCGATGATTATGTTGATTGGATTTTACCCCTATTCAAAGAAATACATAGGGTTCTAAAACCAAGTGGTAGTTTTATTCTAAACATAAATGATGTTTGTGTGAATGGTTATAGAAGCACTTTTGTTTATGATTTAATAAGTAGGAACAACAAGGAAACCAAGTTAAAACTATATGATAGTTATACCTGGTATAAACCTAATTCAGTTCCAAACGGACAGAAGAAAAGATTTAGAAATATGACTGAATATATCTTCCATTTCTGTAAGGACAATAAACAGATGAAGTTTTATATGGAGCGGGTAATGGAAGAACCTAAACACCCCGAAAATAATAAGATGGTTTATACTACGGGTAATCAAAACAAAAGTAAGGAAGGTTATGTTAAACCCGACTATGTTAGAACCTTACCCGATAAAGTCCGTCCCGATAATGTGTTTAGATTTCCAACATCATCGGGGGTAAGGGACAATCTTGTAAAACACCCCGCAACTTTTCATAGGGACTTACCAGAATATTTTATTAGATTACTTACAGATGAAGGTGATTTAGTTTTAGATGTCTTCAACGGCATCGGGACTACTGGATTACCTTGTAGGGACTTGAATAGGGAATATTTGGGATTTGAACTAAACCCCATCTATGCGGACTTCAGTAGAAAAAGAATTGGATAAATGATTAGATATTTTATTATAGCATTATCAGCCTTGATTATTGAAATATGTTCCACATTCTACATTAGAAGTGTAGCAGAAGGGAATATCCCGATGATGTTATTTTTCGCAGGTATTAGTCCATTTCTGGGATTACCATTTCTGGGGTATATGGTTGAAACTAAAACTTGGGGTGAAAGAATTAAACAAGCAATAGCATTAAGCGTTGGTTATATTATTGGCGTGTTGGTGGTAATAAGTTTTATCAAATGAAAATACAAGCAACAGAATTATACTTAAAGATTGATGAAGCCAAGAAGAAGAATAGGTATATCTTTTTAAGGGGAAGTTCGCGTAGTGGGAAAACCATAGCGGCAATTCAAACCCTAATCATAGAAGCATTATCCCGTCCAAAGATTTCAATTACCATAGCCAGAGCAACCCAAGTTTCCATCAAGAATACCATTCTTATTGATTTTAAGGAAGTATTAGAACAGATGGGGATATATGAAAAGGGGACACTAAACAAAGTGGATTTAACATACACTTTTGATAATGGTTCAATAGTAAGATTTATTGGACTTGATGATACTACTGGTAAATTACGCGGGTTAAAATCCACAATAGCGATGGTTGATGAAGTGAATACAATAGACAGAAATAGTTTCGTTCAGTTGGATATAAGATGTGAAGAATACCTTATATCAGCATACAACCCCGAAGTTGAAGAAGATTGGTGGGGGTTTGATTATGAAAAGAAAAAGAACGCAGAACTGATTGTATCTACTTTCAAACAAAACCCCTTCCTTGAAGAAAGTATCCGTCAATCTATAATGGACTTGAAACACACGGATTATGACTTGTATTTGATTTACGCTGAAGGAAAGGTAGTTCCACCCCGCGAAAAAATATTCGTTCAACCAGAGACATTTGTGGAAGAACCGAAGGGGATTAAAGCAACCTACTATGGAATTGACTGGGGATTTGGAAGTGATGCTTGTGGTGTGGTAAAGGTTCAAGTGGTAGGTGAAAAAGATTTGTATGTAGAACAAATCATATACGAACAAGGACTAACAAATGAAGATTTGATTTATCTTTTAAGGGAACACGGAATAGACAGAAGTGTTGAAATTGTAGCCGATAGTTCTGAACCAAAAAGTATAGAACAACTACGCAGAGCGGGGTTCAAGATTAGGGGTGTTAAAAAAGGTGATGGTTCAGTTTTGTTTGGTATTCAGAAAATGCGAACCTTTAAGATATTTATTAAAGAAACATCTACAGATTTAATAGCAGAGTTTAGGAACTATAGGTATAAAAGGGATAGAAGTGGGCGACTTACAAATGTCCCCCAAGGCGACGACCACCTACTAGATAGTTTAAGATATTGCGTTATGGAGTTTGTAGATAAACCAAGAAAACCAAGTTATAGTTTTATGTAATATGAAGTTAGTAGTAGGAAAAAAAGAATACCCAATTAAACCAATCACCATCGCGGATTATGAATATTATTCAGAAAATACTGAAGTTGATGATATTACCTTATTATCAAGATTTACAGATTGTCCGATTGATGACTTAAAGAAAGCCAATTATCAACAAATAAAGTTCGCAGCCAAAATGATTAGAAGTAGTTTTGGTGCTGAAAGTGATAAAGGTAAGTTGGAACTTACCTTTGAACTTGAAGGTGTTAGATATGGACTATACAAACCATCTGAACTTACTTATGAAGAATGGGTAAATCTTGAAGTGTTTATGGCACAAAACCCTATTGATTTAGGACTAATAGCGACACACCTTTACAAACCCCTTAAATCAGATAAGACGGGGGAAGAAAGGGAACTAATAGATTATGACTTGAATGAATGCCAGTCAAGAATAGAACTATTCAAAACAAAAGTTCCTATGTCTATTCTATTATCTGCTTTTTTTTTTACCGCAATTTTCGTTCAGAAACTTACGGAAAGTTTCCTAGATTATACGGAGAACAAGAAGAAGATGAAGGAACAGAACAAAAAGAAACCGAAGATATTTCACAACAAGAAGTAATACAATCTATAGTAGATTTTTACTACAATAGTTTAATGTTGGCTTCCCAAGATGATATATAAAAACGGGACTTGTCTTAAAACTAA